AGAAGTGTGGCTATCGCTAAGAATATTATTGATAGCTTTTTCAGCTTCGATTTTGCTATATACCTTCATTCTGGTATTTTTAGCGTCGTTCTTCTTTTGTAAGCCTTTTGATATGACAAATTTTATATCTTCTGGAAGAGATTTAAGCGTCTGACTTCTGGTCGTTGTGTTATCTCCATATTGTTTTACTTCGATTCCTAAATTTTCAAAGTATTGAATAATAGAAGAGTCTGTTCCGTATGGAGCAATAACATATTTAACCTCTTCAAAGGCGACAGCCCTTTGTGGCTTCGCTTCAAAGTATTGTGTAGGATAATCCTTAAGAGTGTCTAAAAACTCTTTGATAGCTCCGATTGTTTCAGCGCTAGGCTCTGGCCTTCCGTATTCTTTGAATATAGCCTTTATACTATATTCGCTCATACTTCCGGCAGCTATGTCTCGCACCATATCGTTAGCCACAAAAAAGTCTTCGTGAATACTTCCAGCTATAGCTTCAAAAGCTGCAGTAGAAGCGTCTTTTAATTTTTTCATTTCTTCTTCAGAGATAAGCTTGTTTTTGCTTTCTTTAATCTCTTGTAAAGATTTGAATTGTTTTGCGAGTAAACTTCTGATATTTCCAACACCATAATTAAAACCTTCAGAGTCTCTAACAGAGCCACGCATATAACTAACTAGATTTTCTAGCGATACTTTTGTGTAAAGTTTACTAAAAGGTTTTCTGTTGCCATATCTGTCGAAAGGGTCTACATCATTTCGAACATAGCTTCCTTTATCATATTTACTTAAAATATCGTAAACATAATTATTAAGCTCATTTTCTAAATTCTTTGTAGCATTTCTAAGATTATCTCTAGTTGCAACTTCGTCTATTACAAGCGTTCCTTTTTTAGCTTTATATTCTGCAGCTCGTCTTAAGATTCCGTCAATCTGACCGAAGCCAATATCTTCGGCGATTGTTTCAGCTTTTTTCTTCCAGCTTTCTTTTATTCTTTGTTTGAAGGCTGGAGCGCCGTCGTCTATAGAATAGTTTTCATAAATATTCATATAGGCTTCAGCAAGTTTTTTAGATATTTCTGGTTTAATTTTGTCAATATAATTCCAGTCGTCTAAGTTGTTTTTACGAAGGTTTTCTAACTCTTCCAAAACATTATTTTCAATAATCCACTCATAAGCTAGAATTTCTGTGTCGTCAGCAGAGAATAGCTTTTTAGCAACTTCAAACTCAATTCCTTTGTCTCTTAAGAATTTCATTTGAACAAAACTCTCTCTAGTTAATTCGTTTACCATTTCACTTAAAGACATTTCTTCAAAATAGATTCCGTCTACAGTGTCTCCAAGTTCTTTAGCCGATTCTCTAAACAAGTCTTTAACTTCACGAACAGCTTTATCTTCCACTATATTTATCATTTTAGGGAAGCGCTTAGAGTAAACATCTGAAGCATAAACTTCATTTCTTCTGTCTGCTGGATTGATAGTTTCTTTGTCAAAAACAAGAGTAATATCTCCAAAGTTTTCGTGGCCGATACTATCCGTTGTAACAGCAATAGAAGGAACAGCTAAGCCGCCAAGCTTTATAGCGTCCTTAAGTTTTCTTTCGCTGATATTATGTAAAACAACTAAGTCTTTGACTTCTTTGCTTTTATTTATCACATAGCGAATATCTTCGCTGATTGTAGGATTGATATTTGTAGTCTCTTTGACTTGATTAGAGTCTAGCGCCACATATATCTTGCCATATCTCATTGTTTGAATATCTACTTGAGGTTGTTCTACTATAATACCGTCATAGAGCTTAGAAAGCTCTGCCATAGCGTCAAAATTAGTTTTTCTTTGTTTATACTTTATGCCGTTTTCGTCAACAGTATCATAAGCCAACTCATTAAGATATTTGTTTAATTCTTCAGAATTTTTTACAACTAAAGGATTTTTAATATTCAAATAAGCTTCAATAACTCTGCCTTGAGAACTTCCTTGAGTAAAACCTTCAGCATATTTTATATCTTCAGTAAAATACAAGCCAGCACCATAGAGAGAGCCATATTGACCTTTATTAAAAATATTAAAGGTGTTCGGCGTTCCGTGATAAACCATAAGAAGATTTCCGTCAGCGTCTCTGACTTTAGAATCCTTAAAATATTTCTCTTGAGCTTTAGAAAGTGGATTTCCTTCGCTATCGTGGGCTACTTTATTTACGACAAATTTAGCTACCGGATTGTTTGTTACACTAGGAATTTCTAGCTCTAAGCTATTGTTTGAATTGTATTCTGAATAAAAGTCGTTAATAGCTTTATTTACAGCTTTAACATCTGTAAACTCGGCTGTCTCTCGGCCAATAACAAGGTCTACAACAATCTCTTCGTGAACACGAGCCATATCGTTTTTATAGACTTCGAAATAATCTTCGTATAAATCTAAAAGGCTGTCTTTAGATTTAGCTGTTAGCTGACTAAAGATAGTATCGTGTAATTTATTATAACTCTCTCTAGCATTGTCAAAAATGTAGTGAGTTTTTTCGTGAAGGTTATCTTCGGCCAAAATTTCTGCAGAGATAGTTCCGTCAGAACGCAAGTAAATAGTTTTATTTTTAATATCAATAAAGCCGTCAAAACCTCCGTCTTCTACAACTTCCATAGTCAAAGGCTGTGCTGAGCCTTCATAAAAGACAGTATTAAGACCTAGTTTCTTATTATCTTGATAAACTTTTAACTCTGCGTCCGTATAATCCAGTCTTGATTTAACTGATTTGATTTTTGTATTAAGAATTACTTCTTCTTTATATCCATACTTTCTCTCAGTTGTTTTCTGAACTCTGCTTTCGCTTTCTCGTCCGGATTCTCTTGAGACTTCTTGAAGTCGTCCAGCTTCTCCACTGGTATTCTCATTTTCTTGCCTTGCTTGCTCTTGGTTATTATGTAACCTTGTGTCTCTTTGCTCATTTTCAGAATCTCCTTTTTTGATATTATACACATCTCTGACTTGATTGTCAATTCCAGCACCACCAAACGAAGCTTCCAAAGCGTCTTTATAAAGCCTTTCAGCTTTGCTTAAAAACTTAGATACTTCTACTTGTTCTGCAGTGCCAGAAGATAATTTTTTGCTTTTGTTCTTAACCCAGTTAGCAATCTTCTTAAGAAGACTAGGCTCTTGTTCTGCAAGCTTAAGTATTTGCTCTGTATTTGTGAAAATATTTTCGCTAGTATATCTAGCTACAATTTCAGTTAAAGAGCTAGCAGAAGCAGCTTCTTCGATTTTACCGATAGCTTCTTTAGATAATTCTTGCTGACCTTGCTTAATTGCCTTCTTAACCAGTTTGTCTGTATAAGCGTTTACAGTGTCTTGATAAAGCGCTTCAACATCTCCGTATTTTTCTTTAAGAGCTTCGTTGGTTGATATTTCTGTCAAAATAAATTCAGCATACTTCTGATAAGCTTTTGTGCCTTCCAAAGTATGAGTCATTTCATATTCAACAACTGCTTGAGCTGCGTTTGCTTTTGTGCTTACATATAAAGTTCCGTCTTTATATACGCTAGTTCTCATTTTGCCATTAGAGTCTTTTCCTAAAGACTTGTTTGTATAAACAAAGTTAGAGCGAATTTTGCCTTTATTAAGAGCATTGAAAACTTTCTTAGCTTCGATTTGAGCTTCTGTTAAGGCGGCACTTGTAGGAGCATAAGTAAGAGATTGTTCCTTGCCACGAAGGGAAGGTGTGTAAGCTTCTCTATTATAACTTGCAACCCCAGAATTAGAGCCATTTTGACTTGTTTCGATAGTTTGTGTAACCACGCTTCCGTCAGCGTTAAAAACGCCTTCAAAGCCGTAATTATTAAGTTTGCTTAATAATCTTTCTCTTGCTTGAGGTTTAGCCGTTGTCAACTCTTTGCTTATGTTGTTGTATAACTCAGTTCTTAGATTAGATATTTTCTCGTCTTGAGAAAAGTCGTTTTTAGCCCAAAGATTTTCTTCTTTCTGAGCTAAGCCGTCTAAGTCGTTTATGCTTTCTTGAATATTAGCTGCTCGTCTTCCGATTCTACCAAGAGTTTCGCCATATACTAGGGAAGTTCCAGCACCAACCAAAGCAGCGTTTCCTATATCTTTTAAGTGTTCTGTAGTTAAAAAGTCTTCAAAGAATCCTTTGTCTTTGTAGATATTCTTAAGAAGTGGATTTACAAGTTCTGAAGCAGCTTCTTCTAAGCCTTCTTCAACAGCATTTTTAGCCACTTTTGCAAGTCCAGATTTAGCTACATTTTTTGTAAGATTATCTAAATAACCTTTACCAAATATGTTTTTAGTTGCACCACCAAACATCTTTTCAGTTGCAACTTCTACAGCACCACTAGCGATACCATATCCAAGCCCACCCCAGTAAGAAGCTCCGTCGTTATAAGCTTCTTCTGTAGCGTTACCGGCAGCCATTGAAGCAAACATAGCCGTGCTTGCTACTTGGCCAGCGCCGGGTATTAAGTTCACAGCTACAGCTGGCAACATTTGACCTACACCACTAGCAATATTTTCTAAAGTTTGACCGAAACTGCCGTCGTTAGTATAAGAATATTTTGTAAGCTCTTGAAGTGGATTTCCGATATTCTCTCCAACAATATCATAGGCAATATGGTCTTTTACTGAGTTTTGGAAGTCAGAGCTGAAGATTCCACCAACAGCTCCGACAATACCAGCACCCAAGTCGTAGATACCTTCTAAGCCTTTCAACGCTCCAGTAACTACATTAGCAGCCAAGTCGCCAACAGTAGAGAGCGCTCTAACAAAAAAGTTAGCGTTCTCTCTGTTTTTAGCTTCTTGTTTTCTTTGTAATTCTGCTATTGTTTGAGCCTTTCTTATTTCAAGACTTTGTTCTTCAACAGCTTTCAAATAATCATTATAGGCATATCTTTGATTTCTAGCGTTTTTCAAAGCTTCTGCTCTTTGTTTTCTTTCTTCTACTGAAGAATATCTTGCCATAATTTACTCTCCTTATTTTTAGCCGAAGTTTGTTTTGAATAAATCGTTCAAGTCTGAAGCAGTTTTGCCACCCCAGTTCCAAGCCCAGAATTTGCTTCTGTTTTGAATAGTCCACAATCTTCCAGTGCTGGAAGCGATATAAAGCTGACCGTTATATAAAACACAGTCGCCTTCTCGAATATCGTTTCTACCAGAAGTTTGTCTCATATAAGCATAAATTTCTTGAAGTTCGTCATTACTTCCAGCAAACTCGTCGCCAACTTCAACTTTGTATTTTTCGCCATTGTAGGTTATATCATAGTTGTTAGCGTGGTCGTTGTTGTTGCTTCCGTAAGTGATATTCAAGTGGTTATCCATAGGGCTGGAGATTGTTACGCCACCTTTGCTAACATATCTGTTGTGGCCGGTAGATGTATCAATCTTAAGCTTCGTGCTTGTTTCTTTGTTTCCGTTTTGGTCGGTTTTTGTTTCTGTAACAGTTCCGTCTCCATTATCAACAGTAGATGTTTGACTTCCGTCTCCATTATCTGTAATAACTGGCTTACTAGACTCTGTAGCGCTATCCATTTGTTGTTGGTCTGGATTGTTTTTGTAAAACTTAATCTGTTGCTCTGCGATAGCTTGTTGTGAAGGGCTAAGCTGATTTTTGAAGCTATTATAAAATTCTTCAAGCTCGGCAGCTGTATTAAATGTGCCACTTTCAACGATTCCCATAAATTCATTGAAGGCAGATGTTTGAGCAGCATTTTGTCTATCATAAGCAGTTTGCTCTTCAGCTTTTTCGAATTGTTGGTATTTATTGAGAATATTTTGCTCGTTGGCAGCAGTATCGCTTTCAATATTTGTTTTGTTTGTCATATAGTTGTTAAACAAATTAGTTTTTTCATTGTTTGCGTTAGCTTCTATATTTCCAAGATTATTCATATATTGAGAGTCGGCTTGAAGTCCTACAGATTCAGACACGCCAAGATTGTTAAGTCCATTGTTTTTGTTCTGCAAGTTCAAATACTTAGACATTTTATCTCTTAAAATGCTAGCTTCTTGACGCTGAGCAGCTTTAGAGTCGTCTACAGCTTTAGTAGCAGAGTTGTATTGATTTTCCAGATTTTGCTTTTGGATATAAGCTTGATAAAGATTGTTTCCGGTTTCATAATCCTTATCGCTCATACCTTCAGTTTTATTAAAGCTTCCGTCAACATAATCCTTGCCAAATTGTTCTTTATACCAGCTTAAGAATCTGTCGTTGTTTTGACCTTCTGTTTGGAGAGCTTTATTATCTACAGCGTTTGCAGCTGTAGTAGCGTCCGTCTGAGCCGTAGGTGTTGCAGAAGTTTTATTAGCGTTTGCTAATTTTGCAGCTTCTGCCTTTTCTTTGGCTTGAGCTACAGCATTTGAAACATTTTCCTTTATTTTTGTTCCAGCTGCTGAAACCTTTGTTTTAAGGTTTGCAAACCACTTTTGCCAGTTACTCAAAAAATTATTGTTCGCCATTTTCCCCGTCTCCTTTTATAGTTTGATTTTCTTTTTCTACTTGTTCTTTAGTAGATATTCCTTTATCGCACTTAAAACGCTGTAAATAGTTAATCTGTCTAACAGTTCTTTTACGAAGGTCTTCTGTTACGAAATAGTAAGATTGCACCCACTTAATTCCACCAAACAACAAGAAGATTGCAATTTGAACTAAAGAAGATATAACTTGCGCCCAGCCAAGAATAAAACTGAAAGTGAAGTAGGAGAAGACCAAGCCCATAATAAGTCTTGAGATTAAGTCAGAACGAGCTTCTCTTTTTTGATAAGCCTTTCTATCCATACCCAAGTTATGAGGGTCTTCCGGTTTTGTTTTTGTTGCTGTAATTGCGTCAGTAGAAAGTAGAGTTATCTTTACTCTCATAGCTTTAAGAAAAGCTTTTCTTTTAGCATTTTGACGCTTATTAAAGAGCTTAATCTTTTTCTTTTCAACCTTGTATTTAGCTTTGTCATATTCCTTCATTTCTGCTGAAGAAAGAATTTTTACAACTTCTTTGCCGTCCACTTTGGTTTTGATTTCATATCTAAACTCTTTGTGAGAAAAGTCTTGCTCTTTGGCTGTTCCTTCTTCGTCGAAGCAGTCGGAATATCTAAGACCTTCCTTGCTTAAAATTTGCTTTCTAATAGTTACATAAGTTTTGACATTTTCTTCTTCGCACCAGTCGTCCATTTCATTGATTTTCTCGTCAACATCTGCGACGCATTTTGAGTGAAGTTTATTTGTGTCAATAACTTCTTTTTTTCTGTCTCCAGCCAGCAAGCCTTGAAGAGAGAATAAGTAGGATATTGTATATCCCATAAGAAAGATAATAAATCCTTCTCCAAGTATCTCCAAGACCGTCTTGCCAGATTGACCGATTTTAATAAGACCATAAGCGATATAGGCGGCGCACGCAAAGAAGATAATAAAATACAAAAAGTTGTTTCTTATAAAGGTTTTTAATTTGCTTTTTTCTTCCATTACGACCTACCTCCAATATACTCGTCTAAAAGGTTTTTAACTTCTGTCTTTACTTTGTCTGTCGTTGCGTCTGCAGTTTTACCTATAAGAATAGCTTCTTTTGTATTCTTAATAGCTTTCTGGAAGCATATTAAGTCCAAAACTTCTCCAACAAAGCAGAGCGCTGATAACCAGACTATATCTTGTATTAAAGGATAGAGAAAATAACATAAAATACACAAAACGGCATAAGTTATAACTCTTTTAGGCATTTTAAGCTTGCCAATTACCTTCAGCAAGAATAAGACTATTGCTATTATCAATCCTACACTAATTTTTACGGTGTCTGTCGGTGTTTTTACATAACTGCTCCAATTACAAGCTATATAAACCAATAATGGAGCAGCAGAAACAATAAAGCTTCCTATCTGAAGAAGCACCAACCTTAACTTAAGATTTACTTTCTTCTTCATTTTCGCCTACCTTCGCAATCTCTTCTGCGTAGCCGTTAGCGACTAACTCAGTTGTATTGCAAAAACCGATTTTTACCATTTCTTTAGTGTTAGCTGTGTCTTGTTTAATTTGTTTTATATCTTCTTTTAACTGAACAATATCTTTCTCAAGTTCTTTATTTTTCTTTTTAAGATAAACATTTTCAGCGTTAGAAGCTTTTAGCTCTGTAGTTGCAGCTTTGATTTTACCTAGAGTTGTAAAAACTACAATAACAGCCGAAATAATACCAGTTAAGTTAGCTGTGATATAAGGCATAACCTTTTCTCTGAAATAATTTGAGCCTTCCGATTCTTCGTTAAGCTCTGGATTTGTTACTTCTGCTTCTGTAGTTGTCTCAGACACTGCCACTGCTGCGTGAGCTATGGTTTTGTTTGGTAGAGAGACAAACATAATCCCTCCGAAAACAATCGCTAAAATACTAAATATTAAAAACTTTTTCATAGTTTCCTCCCATACTTAATTTTTTTGTAGAATATAGCTTGTCTCTTAATCGTAATATCAACTAAGTGCTTACAATTAGAGAAAGCGTCTAAACAGATACGAATAGGGCAGTCCGATTCTTCTATAACAACCCCAGTCAGATTTGGCGAATTAGCAAAGGCTTTCTCTCCGATTTTGCGCACATCTTCTCCTATTCTGATGTAGGTTAAGTCTTGATTGCCTCTAAATTCAAAGTCGGAGATTTCGTCCTTGTCAATTCTCATAGACTACACCTCAACGAAATATTCTTCACGAAGGCCGTGATTTTCTCCGGCAATAGCCTTAATTTCTTCTTCAGTCTTACCGTCAAATTCATTAGCGAAAGACACACAAGCGTCGTCAATTTCTCTTTGAGAGAGAATACCTTGTTCTTTTTGTTTGTTAGCAAATTCAAGCCATTGAGCTTTGCTGAATACTTTCTTTTTTGTTGCCATTTTGATTTCCTCCATTTAATTTCTTTCCATACGCACTAACTATCTTCTTTAATTTATTTTTAGGCGTATAAGGATAAACTCTGAATTTGTAAAAATTGTATCCGTTGCTTATATGACATAACCAACCTAGCAGAGATAAGATTCCCATAGCTTGCTGAATAGACACATATCCTTTCTTTTGAGTTCTTCTAATTCTTCTCAAGAGTCTGTAATATATCCTTCTGCGAAGCATTGTTCTATCTCTGTAAAATCGAAAGCCTACAAAGTCTATAGGTCTCGAATCAATCTTCCAGACTTGCCAATTATCTTTTAGTTTTAATTTTATCGTGTTAAGGTATTGATTTATCAAATCGACAGCTTTATGAAGCTTTCGTTTATTTGTGTCAATCAAAACCATATCGTCAACATATCTCACATAATACCTTACTTGCAGCTGTTCCTTTATATAGTGGTCTAAGCCTTCCAAATAAAAGTTACTAAACCATTGAGAAGTGTAATAACCTATAGGAAGACAATCTCCTCCGTTCTTCAAGACCATATCTACTAAATTAGTAAATCTTTTATCTTTTACTTTTCGTTTTATCATCTGAGATAATATCTCAGGCTTTACAGTATTGAAAA